GTTCGGCGAGCGATTTATGCAGGCGCGTGGATAACGCGTTGTTCAACCGCCTCGCCCACAAAAATGCGGACAGGTTCGTCAAACGGCCTATTTATCTGGCGCGCTACTCGCTCGCGTCGGATTCGATGTCCGGCACGTCGCTCGCCTTGACCTCTAGATCGAGGTCCGATGTAAATCCGCCGTTACCGTCGACCGTATGTGTAACGCGCGCAATGATCCAGTTGCAATCATCAATGACCCGTTTGTAACCGCGCACGGTTACAGGTAATTCGGTCATCAGCTCGGGGCGGCCGAGCGCCAGCACAATGCTGAATTCTGCGACGCCGCGCTGTAACTTCTCCCACTCTGCCTTCGCCGCGCGCGTCGCGTTCCCCTTGTTCGCATACGTGTGCCGTAGCGTTTTGACGTTCTCGGCCGTGCCGAACAACACGTCGCCGCTCTTGTCGATCGGCTTCTTCTTCGTTGTCGTGCGGCGCCGGCGCCGCTTGACGGTGGTCGACTGTTTCTTCGCGGTGCGCGTGTTGAGGTAGAACGCCTGCACGCCGGAATACGTGTCGCGATCGGCGACACCGAACTCGTGGCGATCACCGACGTCGCGCGTGATCGTGACGGCGGGCAGCGGCTTGCCGCTCGCCGTGGTCGCTTCGCCGGCCTTGATGAACAGCAACAGGCCGTTCTTCACGGTGGCAACCGCGTCGAACATCTTCGCCAGGCGCGACAGCAAATTGGCGTCCGATTCGGCCGTCTGGTCGATGTGGTCGACGAGCTGCGCGTCGAGGGCCTTGCTGATGCGCGCCTCGACCTTGTTCTGACTGGCGATCGCACGCACGATGGCACCGACCGTCTGCCGGTGCCAGGACCGCTCTTTCTTGATCGACAGGCCCGCGCGCAGATCGACGCTGCGCGCGCGGATCGTCAGCACGTCCGGCGTCCCGGTGTGCCGGACCTCATCGACCATGAATTCCCCCTTGTCGACCAGGCCGTTCGCCGCACCAGCCCAGCCGATCGACAGCTTCAGCGTGACGCCCCGACTCGGGATCTCGAGTGCGCCGTCCGAATCGTCGAGGCTGATGTCGAGCTGGTCGGCTTCGAAGCCACGGTTGTCCTGCAGCGTCATCGAGATCAGCCGGCCGTCAAACTTCTTCGTGATGTTCTTGCCGTTCAGCGTGATCGAGTAGATCGCGCGCGGCACGCGATCGTTGGCCAGCGCGGTTTTCTGTACCAGCTCGGCGCCGGGGATGTCGGCGAGGTTCATAACGAGATTGCCCCCTTGATGGCGTCGGTCACGATGCCGAGCAGGCTGAAGTCGTCGCAGCGCGTCAGCGTCATTGAGAATTCAATGCGGCGGGCGGCGCCGTCGTCGAAAAACAGCGTGCGCGTCGTTTCGATGTTGTCGATCGTGAACATGCCGTAAATGTGTCCGGTGCCCTCGATCAGCGGCCAGGAGGTGTGCTGACTCGCCATCGCTTCGATGACGGCAAGCGAGAGGTCGCCGCCCGTCAGCTCGGGCAGCAGCACGCCCGACAGATTCACGGTCTCGTCATCCTCGCCGACGTACTGCCGCGCGGGCTTCTTTCCCATGCGGGTGTTACTGGCATAGCGCCAGCCGCGCCGGCGCTTCAGCTCCTGGTACGGCAGGGTCGACAGGCTGAACACGAACAGCCCGAGCGCCATCATCATGAGAAACCCTCCATCAATCGCGATCGCGCAGACGCGAGCGCTCGCGCGCGGCCTGTTCCTGGCGCAGCACCTGGCGAACTTCCTGCGCGATCGCATGTGTGTCCATGCCCGGCGCCGCGTACACGTTGATCGTGATCGGCGCCGGCGCGGCCGGCGCGCGCGCAGCGGCCGACGCGGCCGTGAGCGGCGGCCGGTTGTCGACGGTGAGCGGTGCGCCGCCGGCGATCGCCGCGCCCGTGATGCCGATGCCGGCGCCGGCGGCGACGATCCGCTTGCCGACCTCGAGCACGGTCGACAGCGGCCCGTCCTGGCCCTCGCGCAGCCCCTGATCCAGGCCGGCCATCGTGAAGCCGCCGAGCGCGGCGAATACGCGGCTTGGCGAATGGATGCCGAGCTTTTCCTTGAACCAGCCGATCACGCTGCCGCCGGCCGACTCGATCGCATCCTTCACCGAACCCAGGCCGCTTTTGATGCCGTTGACCAGGCCGGACATCATGTTGGCGCCGAATTCGACGAAGCGGGCAGCGGCCTGCGCAGCCACGACGACGATGTCGGCGAGCCATGCGCCGAACCCCTTGCCGGCGTTGGTCGCCGCGTCGAGGCTCTTCTTGCTGGTGTCGACCGGCCCCAACAGACGCGTGATCCAGTCCCACGCACTCTTCACGGCACCGACCAACCAGTCGAACACGGGCTTCAGTGGCGCGAACGCGGCGCCGAGCGTCGCGAGCACGCCGCTGAACAGCGGCGCGAGCGGGCGCAGGCCCTCGGTCAGCCCCTGCCAGAAGCCCGCGAAAAACGCCTTGATCGGCTCCCAATACTTCACGATCAGCAGCGCGGCGAGCGCGATGCCGGTAATGACCAGGCCGATCGGATTCATCAACGCGGCGCGGCCGACGAACAGCAGCGTCTGCGCGAGCCCGCCGAGCGCCGCGCGCACGCCGTTGATCGCGCCCATCGTGCCGCCCTTGACCAGGTTGAGGCCGCCGCGCGCTGCGTCGACGGCCATGCCGGACGCGCCGCGCCGGCCGACATACTGGCGGGCTGCGGTCCAGCGCGACGCCGCTGCAGCGCGTGTCGCGGCAGCTTGCGCGGCGAAAGCGCGCCACACCTGGACGGTGTATTGCCGCGCGGCGCCAGCGCCATCCTTCATCGCGGTCACGGTCGACACGCCCCATTGCCGGATCGACGCCTTCGCGGCCTGGCACGCGGCCGGCACGCGCTGCGCGAGCGACGCGACATAGGTGCGCAGTGACGACGCCGCAGCGCGAGGCGACGAAGCCTGCCAGGCGCCCGACAGCGCCGCGCGAATGCGACCGGCGGCAGACTGCGTGCTTCTGCCGGCGGCGGTGACGCCGGATGCGGCGCCGGACGCCGCACGGGAAATGCCGCGCAGCGCACCGGCGCTGGCGCCGAGCGCACGCACGAAGACGCCGCCCTGAATGCCAAGCATCGACATGCTGAAGCGCACGATCGCCAGCGGCCCGAGAATGCCGGCGAGCGCGATCGTCAGCGTGCCGAGCACGGCGAGCAGCACGCCGAGCCCGGCCACCCCAATCGCGACCGCACGCGTGAAATTCGGGTATTCCTTCGCGAAGCCGAGCAGCCGCTCGAGGATGCTCGTCGTCAGCTCGAGCGCGCGGTTGTACACGGGCAGCACCTGCTCGCCGATCACGGTGCGCAGGTTGCGCACCTTCTCGAGCGCGATCAGCTCCTTCCCCTCCGTTTGCTTCTGGCCCAGCTCGTGCAGCTTGTCGATGCCGTACGCGCCACGATTCAGTTTTTCATTCTTGTGGATCTGCTCGCGCTGCATGTACATCGTGGCGAACAGGTTCGCGCCGTTGCCGTTGGTCATGATCGTGGAGAATTCCTCCAGAATCTTGGCGTCGGACGTGATGCCCTTCGCCTTCAGCTTCGGCAGCAGCACCTTCTCCAACCACTCGAACGGAGACGCGTTGAAGAGATCGCCGCCGATCAGCGCGCCCGGTTTGATGCGCTTCACGTTGCCGATCGTGTTGTACTCGACCGACTTCTTGTCGACGAGCCCAAGCTCGACCAGACGCTTCGCGGCGCGCACCGTCGTCTTGCCCTGCATCAAGTTGCTGTACGCGGCCTGCACGCCGGTGCCGGCAGCATGGCCGCCCATTTCCTGAATCAGCGGCTCCATCTGGTAATAGAACGCGTCCTGGCGCATCTGCTTGGCAGCGACCTTGCCGGTCTGGATGAAGTTGCGCCACTCGTCACCGCCGACGCGGCCGCCCGTCGCTGTCAGCACCTGCTGGACCATGTTCGCTTCGCCCTTGAACGCTGCTTCGCTTTTCGTGCCGCCGCGCAGCTCGATCACTTTCAGCATGTTCATGAACTTCTCTTCGTTCTCGTGCCCCTGGCCGGCACCGAACATTGCCTCGTTCGCGAACTTCATCTTCGCGAGGGTCGGCATCACCATCTGCGCGTGGTGCTCGTCCGCAAAGATGGACATCGCGTCGCGCATCAGCGTCATGTTCTCGGCGATCGCAACGCCCGGCGTCTTCATCGCGCGCACGTAGCGCTCGGCGTCCTGCGTGGCGCGATCGCCCAGGCCGAGCCCCTGGATACGGCCGCGCTCGTTCTGCACCTTCTTCGCCTCGGACAGCGGCTCGCGCAGATCGTTGAGGATGTGCGAGCCGGTCGCACGCGCGGCATATCCGCCGATCGCCATCTCGGCGGCGGCGCCGCGCATCGCGCCCATCTTGGCGCGAGTGTCCGCGATGCGCTTCTGGCGGGTGTTCAGCGCGTCCAGGCGCCGCGATTGGGCATCGATCGCGCCGGTCGTCGCGGTAATGTCAGTGCGCAGCGTGCGCTCGTGCTGGGAAAGCTTGCCCGTGTCGACGCCGGCGCGACTGAGCCGGTTGCGCAGCTCGTCGACACTGGCGGACTGCTTTTTGAATGCGGTGCCGAGCTTCGATGAGGCTTGCCGGGCCTTCGCCAGCTCGGCAATCATCTGCTGCGACGGAGGCCCGACCGCATGCAGCGATTTCGCGAGTTCCTTGACCTTCTTCTGCGCGTCGGCGAGCTTCGTCGCGGTGTTGGTCAGGCCCGTGCGCATCTCGCGGAACTCGCCGATACGCCGCTGCGTGTCGTTGAGTTCCTTGAGGCGCGTGCGGGAATCCCGCAGCTCTTTCACGAGCGTGCGGTTCTTCGTGGCGATCTCGCGGATCGGGCGGCTCGCCTGGTCGAGCGCCTTGAGGACGACCTCGAGGCGCAGGGAACGATCGCTCATTCATCGCCTCGTTCGTAGCGCACGCGTGCGCGCTCGCGCCAGCCCATCAGGTCCGGCAGCGACATGGCGTCCATCACGTCGGGTGACCAGTGGAAAACGAGGGCGATGTCTGCCATCACTTCGTCGACGGATCGAGGGACACGTCCACCTTCGACGACTTCGGCAGCAAAAAACCGGCCACCTCAGTACCGAGCTGCAGCAGGTCTGCCGGGTCCATGCGCAACACGTCCGGCTCGGTCAGCGTCGGATTGCTGATGCGCGGCAGTACCTTCGACAGAGCGATCACGTCGAGCTGCAGCAGGTCGGTGAGGGCAACGCCACGCAGCGCACCGGAATGCGGCTTGGTCAACGTGATCGCGGCGATTTCCTGCTCGCCGCGCTTGATCGGGGTGTCGAGCTGGATGATGGCGGATTGCTTCGATTGCATGGTGTGTTTCCTGAATGGATAGTGGAAAGGGGGTTACAGGCCGAGCGCGCGGCGCTGCTCGGCGAGGCGATCGACGCCGCCGACGATCTCGACGAAGTTGGGAATGTCGATCTCGATCAGGGTTTCGCCGTTGCTGACCAGGCGGTAATACGACAGTGACATCGTGCCAGTCTGGTCGGCGTTGTCGCCGGCCTTCGCCTTGCCGGGGTCGATTTCCTTGTAGCGGCCGCGCACGTACACCTCGACCGCATCGGTTTCCTCGGTGTCGTCGCGCTGGTAGGAGCCGGCGAAACGTACGGAGACACCGTCGATCTTCGACGTGCCCCACGTCTTGAACATCGCCTTCATGAAGCCGCCCATCGTGAGGCCCAGCTCGAGCTTCTCCATGCCAAGGTCGATGTCGACTTCGGCATTCATGCCGCCGCCGCGATATGCCTCCATCTTGCGCGTGAGCTTCGGCAACTGGATCTCGGGCACTTCGCCGACGAACGAGGTGCCGTCCTCGAACACGTTGAAATTCTTGAGTTTGGATGGCAGAGCCATTGCGTTTTCCTATGGTGAGTGGCGGGCCGTCAGACGGCGATGCTTTCTGCGAACTTGACCAGGTAGCGGTCGGTGATGCGCTGGCGGAACGTCAGGTCCTCGAGCGGGGGCGTCGGACAGAAGTCATAGTCGATGAAGCCCAGGCCGGCCTTGAGCGAATCCTTGTCGTTCGCGCCCGGATCGAACCAGCACTCGCCGTCGATCACGTAGCCGGCTGTTTTCCACGCGCGGAACTTCGCGTTCACGCCGTCGACGACGTCGCGGATCAGCGTCCGGCTCATCGGCTGGTCGACCGCCCACATGTGGGCCTCGGCCATCGTTTCGGCGATCACCTGCGCGCTGCGCACGTAATTCTCGAACGCCCACAGCTTGTCCTCGGAACAGGTGCGCGAACCCCATAGACGGTAACCATTCGCGTTCACGAGCGTGGTGACCTCGTGACTGTTCAGGTAGCCGGCGTCGGTGTTCGGGTCCTGCAGGTCCCAGAACACGTCGCGGCTGATGCCGGTGACGCCGTTCACGGCGACGTTCGAGATCGTCTTATGCCAGCCGGTCTCTTCGTCGATCTTCGCGCGCATGCCGAGCGCGCGCGCCGTCGCCCAGGTGATGTCCTCGGCGTTGGTCGTGGTGTTCCAGTTCACGAAGTCCGGCCAGATCGTCATCAGCTCGCGCTGACCGAAATTCGCGCGGTAGGCGACGGCCTCTTCCTTCGTCTTCGCGCCGAACGCGTTGACGTAGCCGAAGCCGCGCAGCTTCTGCGCGATCGTCGCCAGCTCGGTTGCAACCGGCAACGTGTCGAGGCCAGGGCAGCCGAGCACGCGCGGTTTCACGCCGAGCCGGCTCTTCGCGGCGAGCAGTGCCTTCATGCCGGTGTACTGGCCGTCCGCGGTGGTCGTGCCGATCACGTTGCTGGTCGTGGCGTCTGCATCCTTGCCGGTCGGCACGCGCACGCCGACGATCAGGGGCGAGGTCTGCGCGGCGATCGCGTCGAGCGAACGCGCGAGCGTGCCCTTCGTGCCGGCACGGCCGATCGCGGCCTGCACGTCCGTAATGAGGACGGGACGGTTTTCGGGGAAGGTGGCCGCATCGGCGTCGTCGCCGGTGCAGACCAGGCCGATCACGGCCGTGCTGACCGTGCGGATGGGGCGCGTACCGTCATTGATTTCAATGACGCGTACGCCGTGGTGGTAATCAGAAGGCAAGCTTTTCTCCCGGAAGTGAGCCTTCCGAAAGATTGCCTTCCGCGCGCGCGGAGATCACGCGCGGGAGGTTGTACAGCGGCAAGGTACAACCAAAGCCGCTGCAGGACGGCGTTATGCTGCGACGGGCAGCGTATCCAGTTCGGCCAGGCGCGCAGTCGCGACCTGGTGGTAGCTCGGTTCGAGCTCGCAACCGATCCAGTTCAAGCCGGCTTCCTTCGCTGCGGCGAGGAACGTGCCAGACCCCGCGAACGGGTCGAGGACAACACCGCCGGCCGGCGCCAGGCGCACGACGTCGCGTGCGAGTTGCGACGGCTTCTCGGTCATATGGCGCTTCGGATGCGCCAGGCGTTCCGAGAAGACGCCGGGCAGGTACACGTCGGTGCGTCGCACCGCGCCCTTCGTCGCCCAGACCAGGAATTCGGTCTGCTGCGCGAAGCCGCCCATACGCGGCCGCGTGCGGCCGCTCGTCTTGTCCCACACGGCGACGCCGCGCCACGTGAAGCCGGCCGCCTGGATCGCGTCGGTGAGGCTTGGCAACTGGCGCCAGTCGACGAAGCACGCGAGGTGCGCTTCGTTGCTGCACACACGATAGGCTTCCGCGAGCCACGTCATGCACCAGAACGTCCACGATCGCTGATCCTTGCTGTCGTGCTGAAATTCAGGATAGACGGTCTTCGTGTCGCTGCGGATGTACTTGCTCGACGGCGCCTGGCTGCGCGATGCACTCGTCGTGCCGCCGGACGAGTAGGGCGGATCGGTGAAGACCAGGTCGACGCAGCCATCGGGCAGCGCGCGCATGACGCTCAGGGCGTCAGCCTGGTGGACGCGATTGATCAGATCGGCGGAGAGAGTGTGTTGCATGGGGCGAGTTCCTTGTATCGGAGGCTCGATGGCCTGCGGGTAAGGGGCTCGCGGCCCTCAGAATATTCATTGCGCCGCAGCGCGGGCATTTGATGGTGAGCCGGACGTATTCGCCGGCGCCGAGTTTGCGGTTACAGCTTCCGCAACGGATGTCCTGCATGGGGTGAATCCTGCTTGTGCTAGGATGCCGGCGCCTCTCGAGAGGTGTCGCGGCCCTGGCCAATCCTGCAGGTCTGCTCTGCGGGTGCGGGGCGTGCACGATGTTCCTGCATCGCGCACGTCGCCGCGTCCTTTTCTTCCTACCTCGTGTTACGCGACGTATTCGCCACCGGCGAGCATGTAGCGATCGATCGAGCCGTACATCATCGACCCATCCGCATTCGCGGTGTCACCTTCGGGCTTCGGTTCCACCAGTCGTCGCTGGATATACGCGAACGCACCCTCGTCGGCTTCCGGCATGCCCGACACGAAAATCGTTACTCCGCCCTGCAGCGGCTGTTTCCCGGCCTTGAATGTCGCTTCCGACACGTAGCTCTGTATCGTTCCGCTCGTGAACTTCGACGCCGCGTCGATCGCGACGTTGCTGACGACGTGATATGACGCCTGCGCGCCGGTCGATTCGAGAACGAGTGCTTTCTTGATTGCCATGTGCGATTCCTGAAAATAATGAAAATGAAACGGGACTTCGGTTTATTGGACGACTACGCGGGCAACTGCGGCCAGACGACGTCGAGCGGAAAGCCAGCCTGCTGCGGTACGTCACGCAGCGCGGCGCGATAGCGGCGCAGCGCGGCCTCTCGATCCGCGTCGCTAGCGTCCGCCGCGCGTTCGACGAGCGGGTCGACCTCGGCGAGCAGCGTGTCGCGCTGTCGGCGGACCTTTTCCGACGCCTCAATGAGCGCGTATTCAGCTTCGAACTCGGGCCACCACGCGAGCAGGTCGGCGGGCGTCGGCTGCGGGATGTCAGTCGGCGTCCAGATTGGCACCCAGGCCGTTTTGGTCTGCTCGAAAGTCTGCTCGTGCACCGGATGCGCGACCCAGTAATCCCGGCAGCGCACTAGGTCCGGAAATTTCTCCGCGAGAATGAAGGCGGCTTGCTCGACGTTGAGCATGGTGTTCGTGTTCGTCATTGGTTCCTCAAAACTACGCCGTAGACAACGATCGCGTTAGCCGTGCCGTTGCCCGGACCGCTCAGGCCGCATACGACCCACGGCGCAGGCAGCGCACCGTTGAGCCGGTCGATTGTGCCGAAATTGTTGACGCCGGAATCCCACTGCACCCGTGCGCCGGCGTTGGCCTTGCCGTTGTCGCGGTTGTACAGATCGTCCAGGATTGCGTTCATCCATGCGCCGCGATACGCGCAGAACAGATTGCCGTCTGTATTGAGGATTTGTTGGCCGCGCATGAACATCGTGCCCGAGTCGTCCAACTGCCATGTGACGGCGTTGTACGCGCTGTTGATCAGTTCGATACCGCCGCCGCGCCTCGCGCGCAGGAACGTCTGTGCGCCGTCGGCCGCGCGCAATCCGAAATCCGCGTCCCAGCCATCGCGCGCGAGCATCAGACGGCCCCACATCGTGGTGCCGCTGCGGTTCACATAATTGTTCGACAGGAAGTTCGAAAGCCATCCGCCCCACACACTGCCGTACAGATTTCCGTCCAGCGCAACTCGAGTGGCGCCGCCAGCGGTCTGCAATTCGCCGCGTGCGATGACCGTGCCGCCTTCGTTGACCATCAAGTTGGCGGCCGTATTCGCGCTGTTCGTCACCATCCACGTGGACGTCGACGCCTGCACCTGGATTCGCGGAGCGTAGCCGTTCGAATTGAAGACGAGCTGCGATCCGTAGTCGCCGGCGCCGTACAACGTCACGTTGCCATTGACCTGGCCGCCGATATTCCTGTCGAGCGGCGTGAGGTTCGCGCTATCCCACGGCGTCGCGCCGGCCCACGTCGGGCGCTTCACGAAACTGACAACCTGCGACGCGCGCGGAATATCGAGTACGCGCCGTTGCGTGACACCGTCATCGTCGAACGCGCTGACTGCGAAATCGTCGGTATCGGATTTGCCGATTGTCCAGCGGTTCTTTCCGCCGTTCTTCAGATAGATCGTGCTCCAACCAGCGCCGCTGTCGATGATTGCGGCGGCTGAATACAGCGCGCCCGAGAGCTTCGCGGCTCCGGCGATTTGCAGCTTGTTCGCCCCGTCGTCGGCCGCCGTCCCGATCAGGAGGTTGCCGATAGCACTGATGCGCGCGCGCTCCGTCCCGCCCGTGCTGAACGTGACGGCGCCCGCGCCGGTCGTCGCGCTGCCGTAAAAGCCAATGTTCGGCCCGTTGGCCCCCTTGGAGATACCGATCAGGCCCGAGTCGCCGACACCCTGACCATTGATAAAGTAGTTCGCCGCGCGCACGCTGCCCGACACCTGCGCCGCATTCGCGCCGTCGTCGGCCGTTGCGCCGATGAGCACGCGGCCGCTATTCGGCGCGAGCGCGATGCTCTGGATCGCATTGTTGTTGCTCTGCCGTGCGACGTTGATCCACGGCACGCCCGACGTCCACCCATCGGTGACGGCGCGTCCCTGGAAAACCCCGTCGCCTGCCTTGAAGTCCCATACCTTCATGTCAGCCGCCGCCGTGGCCGATTTGAAGATGATCGTGCCGCCGCCGTTGTTTCCGAGCAGCACGCCGGAGCCCATCGCGGCGAGCCCGTTTCCCGGCGCCGCGCCCGTGAATGACGCGGCCCCACCGACTTGCAGCGCGCTGTAGAAGTCGTCGGGCGTTCCGCCGATCAGCACACGGTTCGTCGCGCCAGCGACAAAGCGCATCGTTTCTTTCGCGTTGTTGGCAACCGCAAACACGCCATCGGCAACGTGGAAGAACCCGGTGTCCGGGGCGCCGTCACCGACGAACGAAATGCCAGGAGCGGAGACGCTGCCTTCAGCGGCCAGAATTTGGCCGGACATGGTGAATCCCGTCGTCTGCGCCGGGTTCGGCAGATTCCCTGCGTGCCACACATCCTTGCCGTTGACGTGCAGATTCTTCCGCGTGAAATTGAGGGCGAACATCGCGCCGTTCGCCGGGAGGTAGAACCCGGCTTCCGATGCGTTTCCGAAGAAGTAGCCGCCATTCGGGCCGATCACAGCGCGCCCTTCGCCGCTGGCAGTACCGATGTTGAGCAACCCCTTGACGCTCAGGGGGCCGCCGACGAACGTGCCGACACCGGTATCGTCCAGCATCAGCGCGCCCGTGACTACATTCACGGTCAACGGCCGGAAATTGTTCCACTTGGCGTCGGCGCCGCTCGTGTCCGACAGCAGCACGTAGAAGTTCGAGCCGTCGTTTCGCAGCAGTACATCCCGGCTGTTCAGTAACCGGAAGTTGGCGCCGCCCGTGTCGAGGCCCGAGGAACCAACGCTGCCGGAGAACGCGCCGTTACCTGCGACCTGGAGCGCGTCATTGCCATTATCGTTTCGATTGCCTACAACGAGCCGACCGCCATACGTGATCCGCATGGCGCGGACCTGGTTCGTGTCGCTGTTGGAATCGTTGGGCGCTCGATTGATCCAGAAGTCCAGGTACTCGCGCCCCCACGTGCCGCCGTCGTAGCCGGCGCGGATCGACGCGATGAGCCGTGCGTTGGTGTCCGCGGTGCCCGCTGCGAACGTGCCGTGAAAGCGGATCTTCGCCCCACGGTTGAGCGCGCCCGAAGTAGCAGCGACGGCGAGCTGCGCGTCCTGGTCCGTCGACGTCGACGTGACGCTGACGGGGCCGATGAGCTGCGCGCGTACGAGCGGCGCATACCGCTTGGCGGCGGTTTTCGGCGTCACGGCGCGCGTGTCGTCCGCGCCGTCGTCGACCTCGGCCTGTGTCGCCAGTTCGACGACGCCCTTGCGCTCGGTGGTCGCCGGCGGATTGAGGAACGAGGTCGGCCCGAAAACCAGCTTCGTCACGTCGATCGAGGCGAACACGGTATCGGCGGCCAGCAGCAGCATCGACGCCGGCGCCTTCTCCAGGATCGGATCGTCTTGCACGTAGACGCTGAACAGCACGCCGTTGTCCAGGTACAGCCCGAACCCGTACAGCTTGTACTGGTCCGCGCTGTCGTCCTGGATCACGATATGGATCGTGTCCTGCGCAACGGTGTCGCCGCCGAACGTCGTGATGCGCTTCAGCTCGCTCGGCAGCGCGGTCATGTCCGGCTTGAACGCGAACGCCGCCGTGGCGAGGCCAATCTGCGTGACCTGGTGTGCGGTTGTGCCGGTGTTGCCGGGTGCCACCAGCGCGGCGCGGCCGGCGTCCGTAATGTAGATGAGGTTTCCAGCCATGTTCGTCAGTCCGTGAGAGAGAGGCGGCGATAGACGGCCGCGCGCACGCCGCATGCGACGCCGATCGGGCCGTGCATGCTGAATCCTTGCGTGAAGGTGTAGTGGGCGGTGCCGCGCTTCGCGCGATCGACCTCGGCCCGGATGTCGTTGACGTATTGCGCCGTGGCCGGCACGCCGTCACGCGCACCGACCGTCATCACGATCTCGAACGTGCCCGGCACGCCTCGCGGCGTTTTCTCGAACCACTCGCGCATCACCACGTTTGCGCCGAACGACGCGCAGACGTCGCGCACGGCGTCTGCCGTGCCCTTTTTGCGGGCGATGCGGATCGCGGATTTCACGCGTGCGCGCTTTACTTGCTCGGGCCATTCGTCGCGCCAGGTATCGACGCCCATGTGCCAGGCGAGCCAGGGCAGGAAGCGCAGCGGGATTCGATCCGGGTCCATCAGCGTGTCGATCTCGACCGGGATGTCGCGCACGTCCGCGTTGGCTTGCGCCAGACGCCGCTCGAGCACCGTCGCGTTCGGCGGCAGCAGGGAGGGGGCCAGCTTAGTCATCAGCCACCCCGCCATCCTTCAGCTCGATACCCGTGCAATACGGCGCCTGGTCAATCGCGATCGGCACGCCTTCTGCCGGCGTGTCGAGCAGCACCTTCTGGACGCCGGCGACGCGCATCGACGCGTACAGACCATCCTTCGTGATCTCGGAACCGGGGCGGTGCATCGATTCGGCGAACTGCTGCGTCTTCTTCTGCGCTTCCGCGAGCGCGACCGCGCGATCCGGGCCGTCGAAGAAGCGCAGCGTCGCGCCAATCGCGTACCGGACAATCTTCGCGCTCTGCACGATCACTTCGTCGGCCTGCGGCCGCTTCTTCTCCAGCGCTTTCTTGACGATATCGAGCAGCTCCTGGCTGGCCGTGCCGTCGCCTTCGCGCGACAGGACCGTGACGATCATCACGCACGGCGACGGGCTGTAGGCGGTCGCGGCCTTCACGCGCCCGTCAGCGGCCCGCGCGTGGAATACATACGCATCGGTCGGCCCGGCGACAGAAAACCCGCGCGGCGCGAGCTGGATGCGTTCGCGCAGGTTGTCGTCGTCTTCGTAGACGGGGTCGATACCCTTGTCCGGATCGCCGGCCGAGATCATCAGGCGGTCGACGTCGAAGAGGGCGCCGATGTGCTCGAGCGTCGTGCGTTTCGCGTACGCGAGCAGGATGCCGCGCGCCTTCTCATTGATGAGCGCGAGCAGCAGCATCTTGTCGTACGCGGCTTCCTGCAGCAGCTTCACCATCGGCTCGGATTCGAGCTCGAGCGTGGCTGCGATCTCGTCCTGCTGTTCCTTCGGATACAGGGCGACCAGGCGAGCCTTCTTTTCCGCCAGGATCGTTTCGTAGTCGAGTTCGTCGACGATGTCCGGGGCCGGGAGCTGCGACAGGTCGATTGGCGTCGTTCTCATGCCGCACCTCGTCCGTTCGTTGCCGGCAGGCGCACGGAGAATGGCGTGCCCGCGCGCGGGCCATCCGTGCGCTCGCCTCGCAGCTCAAGCACGGCGCCGCCGTCGATGCCCGTGCTACCGAAGTCCACCTGGTTGACCTGGATGCGCGGTTCCCACCGAGCCAGCGCCATGACAGACGCCGCCATGACACGCATGCGCATCAGCGGATTGACCGGGCCATCGATCAGCTCGGGAAGGAGCGAACCGTATTCACGGCGCATCACGCGCGTGCCGAGCGGCGTGAACAGAATGTCTGCGACGGACTGCTCGATGTGGGCCTGGCCGGCGATCGCGCGGCCGGTGCGGGCGTTCATGCCGATCATGCGCCACCCGCGATCGGTTTCGAGGTGTTGGCGAATTCGCCTTGTGCCTGGTGGGGATGGCCCACGAGGCTGACGTTGCGCGACTTCACATCGACGTCAGCGGTCACGGTGCCGGTGAAGTGTGCGCTGCCCTGAATTTCGATCACGGAGCCGCCACCGCCGGTGCTACCTCCATTCTTGCCGGTTGCGCCAGATTCGAACGTGAGCGGACCCTTCACGAGTAACGAGCCCGTAACCGTCGTATCGTCGGCGTCGAGCGTGACGGACTTCGCCTTGACGGTCGCAGTGTTGGTTTCGACCGTGACGCTGACCGGCGCGACGACGCGCACGGTGGCACCCGCCGGCAGTTCGGCGGTGAGAGCGTGCGATGCGAAGTCGTAGGCGATGCGCGCCTGGTCCTTGTAGACGCGCACGTGCTGCGTCGGGCTCGAGCTGGGCGAGTCGTGGCCGTCGCAGTACACGCCAGGGAGAAAGAGGCCCGTCGTCGGTTCGCCGGACGGGCAGAAGAGCAGACCCGGTTCACCGATCGACGGCGGGTCCCACACGATGCTGTCGCCGGTGCGCTGCGCGAGCCAACGAATCCAGTCGGTTTGCAGGCCGCCGGATTCGATGCGAACGCGGCGGGCGCCGTGGTCGACTTCGATCACGGTGCCCTCGCGCAGGAGGCTTTCGAGGCGGCGGTTCAGGTCAGCAAAATCATCCATGCGGCAAGGATGCCGCGCGCGTGGGAGAGGGTCACGCGCTGGAGGTTGTGCAGGGCCGAGCGACAACGCGAACTCGGTCGCGCGTCGCGCTATCGCGACAAGTGATCGAGGATCGGGTTTGAGGTGGCGGCGACGTTAGTGTCGGCAAGGCAGAGAAATGACCTGTTTTCGATGGACCGAATGCAACCTGTAGCGACATCAGGTGATTTTGCCAAGCGGAGTTTCAACGTAGGAGTGCGCGACCAGCGTGGTCTTGTGTGCTGGCCGCTCGATTGCGATGCTATCTACCGTTTCGCATGTCGTAAACGCCAACAAGGCGAAATTGACGGAGTGACTCATATTCGTCGATGTCGACAGGAGTGTCACCTTCCTGCATTATCTGACGAACGTATATTGGCAACGACTCGTTATCCTTATATTCATTAATTTGGCTGTCGCGTGAATTGCTAAAGTAGTGGTCGAAATAGTGGTATTCGTGAGCGAACGGGCAGCAAAAAATGCAATGAAAAGGGTTGGTAATTTCGAGTAATTTATCTCTTGTAATTCTATTTCCGTGTTTGCCATCTGCATATTCGTTAATTTCGCGTGCATCGGCTGTGAAGATGGCACCAAGTCCTTTGTGCCCGCCTTTGCATCTGATGTGCGGTGGAGAGTCGGGGAGGGAATAAATGAAGTAGAAAGGCTGTCGATTGTTTGATGCGGCATATGACAGAAGCGTATTTAATTGATTTTTCGTACTTCGAGGGTATCGGAGCTTAGCTACGTACGAGTCGGCACGTTTGACAAATTTCTTAGCCTGTACGGCAAGTGCTATATGGCGCTCTCGGCCTACCAACCAAAGCTCAATGTCAAAATCCGCTCCGGTCCGTGAACTTTCTTCTTCGTGATTGAACGGATAAACGCGAATGAAGTTGAAGCGCTTATCTAGTTCACGCCATTTCCATACGAGAAAGTCCGTAATGGACTCTTCCTTGACATCGGCGACATTTTCCATAAAGAGCCGGACTTCCCTGTCGAGGGCGAGGCTTGCGTCGCAGATATTCATGATGTCGACGATCCTGGATGAGGTTGTTGACGAAGCAGCAATTCCAACATTAGACGGCGACGCAAGGTTGAGCGAAACGCTCAACAACGAAGGGACGGACCCGGTACGGCCCCTAGTCGCGAACGACGCTAGTTTGTTCGTCAATGGACTACTGCTATCGCATTTTGGCTGGCGTATCGAAGGTCGGCAAGTGGCCGAACTTGGTCCGACGCAAGCTTGGATCGACGGATGGCGACGAATACCTGCCACGCGTCGTGCTATCGCGATAAGAAGTCGAGCACGACGCCCGCGATCCGATCGACATCGGCGTCGGCGAAGCCGAGCAGTTCGCGCACCGGATACTGGACGACCGGGCCGTTGCGCTCGACGCGATCGCGCAGGCCCTCCTGGTGGACGCGCGCGATGCGCTCGACCTGGCGCGTGAAATGCAGCACGGACGCGTCGGCCGTCGCGGCGGTTTTGAGGAAGCGGGCGGTGCGCAGCTTCGCGAACATCGCGCGGCGAATGCGGCCTTTCTTCCGCCGGGCCTGCGGCTTGCGCGGCGCGAAGCGGCTACCGTCCGGGTTGCGGGCCTCGGCGATGCGTCGCGAATGACGCCGGCGCAACTCGCCGGCCAGCCCCTTCGCCAGGACTACGCGCTGCGCGGGCGTGAGCTGGCCGAGCAGGCCGGAGGCCCAATCCTCAGCGCGGGACAGGCGATCGACCATCAGGTCCCCGCGATCGGCGGCTCGCCGAAGTGGCGAATCTCGTAGCCATCTGGCTGCTCGACCACGCCGACGCGCTCGGTCAGCTTCAGCAGGATCTCGACATCGGATTTGCCATTGTCGAGCAGCTCGGCCTGGAACTTGAACCCGTCGCGGCAGAGGTCGCGGTTGAGCAGCAGTTCGGGCTGGTGGATCTTCAGCCAGGCGATGATCGGCACCATCAGGTGATCCGAATGACCGGCGTAGTCGGTCACGACGATATCGAGCGTGTACGCATATTCGAACGACAGCGATTTCGCTGCGGTGACGGCAATCGACCCATGTTCGATGAAGATGTGCAGCCGGTCGGGATCGCGTGCGAACTCGGGCAGGGCGGCGGTGAGCGCCGCGCGCAGGCTGTTGGGCTTGTTCATGGTGCAGGTTCCTCGCCGTCGCGCACGCGAGCCTGCAGCGCGATCAACTGCTCGACGTTTTCGTGACAGGTGGTGTAGTTGTCGGCGACGGTTGCGGCGACGGCAGAAAGTGCAACGCCCGAGGGGGCCGCATCAGCGGCTCCGGGATCGCCCACCGGCACGTTGGCGGCGGCGCCGTCGTGCACCCGCACAAAACCGACAGGGACAACACAAGCACGATCGGCTTCGCGATCCACATAAACGGGAACCTCCTTGATGATGGTGTCGCCCTTCTCGCGGACGACCTGGACGCGGTCGACGTACTGCGTGACGACCTTCACATCGCGGCGGGCCGCGTCGCGCTCGGCCGTCCGCTCGCGCACGTCGCGCGCCAGATCGTCGGCGTGCCGGCCGGCGTCGACCAGGCGCGCATGCTGGATCGCGATGACGACGCCAGCCACGGCGAGCGCGATCGCGCCGGCGGCGAAGACACGGGCGCCGGCGGTCACGTGCCCGCCCGGCTGTAGCGATCGAACGCCCGTTCGAGCTTCACGTCGTACAGGTTCTCGGCGTACGCCCGGCCGTTGTACAGCTCGGCGAACTTCGCCCACTTCCGGCCGCGCAGCGCGGCCAGCAGCGTCTTGTCGTTCAGGATGAACCGGACGAACGCCTCGAGCTGCTCGGCCTCGCTGACCTTCATCGCCTCGACGAACGCGAACACGTCCGGATAGCCGAGTGCCTTCCAGTGGAAGCCCATGATTTGGAACGCGCCCCAGCTCGTCGCCTCGAGCGCGCACACGGCCGAAATTTGCGACGCACTCGCAAGGCGGGCATATTCGGCGGCATCGCCGGCATAGCCGCCGCGCTTCGGGTTGACCAGGGCCGGGTACTTCGCTGCCAGCGCATCGGCGTCCAGGCCGGCGGCCGCGAGCTGGCGGTACATGACGTGCCGCTCGTACAGGACCACGGGCCGGCCGTCCGGCAGGAACCCGGCGCCATGCGATTCCACCTCGTTGACGGCGCGCACGGCCGCGAGATCGACCTGCAGCCGATCGGCTGCACGCTGAAGATCCGCGTCGGTCAGGTGTCGCGGATCACGCCGGCCGGCCGCGAGTGTCGACCAGGTCTTCGGGCCGGCGACGCCGTCCGCTACCAGGCCGTGCGATGCCTGGAACGCCATGACAGCGGTGCGTGTCGCGCTCCCATAAATGGCGTCAGCGTCGATGCTCGCGCCGGCCGCGACGAGTTGGCGCTGCAGGTAGCCGACATCCGTGCCACGGTCGCCCAGGCGAAGGGTCTTATACATGGCGCCCCCATACCTTGAATTGCAGCACGCGGGCGAACAGGGAGTCGCGCGGGTTGCCACGGTGGAACAGCTCGACCACGTTGCCGCGCACGCCGTACACGGCGAGACACAGGACGCCGACCAGGACCGTGTCCGCGATTCCCGCCGGCGGCAGCGTGCCGAATGCCGCGCGGATCGGCGCGGCGCCGGCGGCGACGGCCAGCGCATAGGCCAGGCACGACGCGAGCGGACGGTGTGCGCCGGCGCCGCGACGGAAGGTGACTAGGCGCAGCGCGAGCAGCGCGCACAGCACCGCGTAGATGATCGTCAGCATCACTTTTCCCTCCCCTTGAACACGTTCAGCAGCCGGTCGGGCGCATCGGCCTGGGCGATCAGCCACAACAGCAGTTTCACGACGAGCGCGGAAGCGATCAGCGCGCCGATCCCGGCGTGCACCTCGACGCGGGCCGGCAGCACGGCATCGAGTGCGGCGGCGAACAGCTCGGCCGTGAGGCAGCCGGCGACGAACGAGATCACGAAGAACGCGATGCGCTTCGGGATCGACGGGTCGGCTGCCGTCATCACAAACAGCAGCGAGCCGGCGAACGCGCCCATGACGACGTTGGCGTCGACGCCGGGAAACAGCGACAGCGTTGCGACGCCGAGCGCCGCGACCGTCGCGGACGACGTGGAAATAGGTTCAGCCATTCTCAGTCCCATAACTGGAGCCGCTCGGCGCCGGATTGCGCCGCTTGCGGTACTTCGTCGGGCAGCTCGACGAGCAGCCCGTGAGGCAGGATCAGGCCGTACTGCGCCAGGTCCCGGTTGAGGTCGAGCACCGCTTCGACGACGCCGCGCGTGCGGCCGAGCACGCGCCAGCACAGCGCGTCGACGGTTTCCCCCTGGAGTGCGCGGACCATCATGGTTCGATGCGCCTGCCGCGCCGATCAAAAATAGCGACGAGAAACGGCGGCCGTCCGGTGAGCGTGGACAGCGCGAATTCGGCCTCCTGTTCCGTTTCGAACGATTCCTTGCGGGCATCCCGCCAGCCGCGCCACGTGCGCCGCTGAACGCGATAGCGCTCGACACGGCGGACCTGGTCGATCGGGTCCGGCGCAAGCGGATACCGAATCAGCAGTTCATCAACGAGCACGATGCGATAGAGCTTCTTCATCAGATCAGCTCCACCGTGACGCGCGGCCGGCGCAGCAGGGCGCTGATGGCCCATCGTGCGTCGCGGCGCAGCTCGTCGCCCTGCGGCTCGAGCTCGTCGGCACGGCGCGCGCCGTCGCCCGTCGTGTCGTAATCGCGGTACCGCTCGATCAGCGACGCTTTCGCCAGGCAGTACACGGCGCGGCGGTAGTGGTGCAGGAACACGCTTTCGCCGTCGAGCTGCTCGGCCGGAACGTCGCCGAGCCGACCGACGCCATCGGCCTGCCACGCGGCACGCGCGCCGCGTAGCTCGTCGTTCACGCTGGCGACCGCGTCGAGCAGCTCGTGACGCAAACGGGCGTCGGTCACGGAACCGTCGAGGCGCATCGTGTCGCGCGCATGCTCGAGTGACACATCCGGGTAAAACGGATCGTTCTTGATCGGCTTGGCGGGTTCCGTTTCCGCCGGCACGCGCGACAGTGGCGGGGTCGAGACAAAGGACATGGTCGGGCTCGTCAGGTTGATCGGGTGAGGCGGTGGACGGGGCTTTCGCGCGGACAGTGCCGGCTACGGCCCCGTGCCGCCTGGTGCGCGGGGTACGCTCGGTGTCAGCCACCGGGGCCGGACTGGCCCCCGTTGGCGGAATTTTTCAGCTCGCGCTCGAGCCGCTCGATGTCTTTCTTCACGCCCACGTTCGCGAAGAGCTGCAACGCGCGGCGCAGGTGGTCGAGTGCGCTTGCGGGATGGGACGCGGCCAGGCCGTAGCCGATCGCCTTGTGCAGCTTCGCGCGCACCTCGTCGGGCATGTCGGCCATTGCGGTGAGGTGCTCGATGTCCAGCAGCGGCTCGACCTGGATCGCTTCGCCCGCCCGGTTCGCGCGCAGCGCGGCCTCGGCGAATTCTTCGACCAGCAGGCACGGTGTGCTGCGCTTGTACTGGTCGGGCAGGGGCAGACCGTGCCGCAGCGCGTACGCGCCGATATCGAGTGCGCCACGGAAGTCGCCCACGTCGACGCGCCAGACCATGATCGTCATCAGCACGTCGTCCTGGGCGCCGGCCGCGCCGTCCAGCACGCCGGCGACCCATGCGTCGTACACGGGCAGGAACTGCCGCTTCAGGTCGGCCTTGCGCTCGAGCGACTCGACGGCCTTCAATGCCCGGCGGTGTTCGTCGAGCTGCGCGAGCATCAGCGTGTACGCCGAGTCGTCGCGCAGCCCGCCGACACTCGAGGGCGAACCGGTCGCGGCCCTGGCCGCGACGGTGCGCTGGAAGTGTTGGCGGAACGGGTTCGTCATGCGCCGGCCTTCGGTGCGTCGGCCGCGACGTCGACGAGCTGGATGTTCTCGACCACACAGCCCGCACCGTACTGCTCGATCACGTACGCATCATTTGAGCTTTCATAATTCTCGATGCGATCGCGTTCCGGCTTGTCTTTCAGTGCGCGACGGCGCGCGCTGATTTGCCAGTAGATCGACAGATTGTCCAGACGCGTGACCATCATGGCGTGCGCCGGGAAGAACGGCACGCTGACCGCCGGCAGGTTGCCGATGCGCTTCTGCGACACGACGATGTCGGTTGCAAGCGTTTCGGTCGACGGCTGCGCCTGGTTGATGAGCGGGAAGTACTTGTCCTGGAGCAGCTCGCGGCCGCAGATCACGACGAGATTCGGATCTTCGGCGTACCACGGCTCGAGGAACTCGTTGCGCGCGAGCGAAACGACCGCGTCGAGGTTCTTGAACTCCTCTGCTTTACCGATCTTGACACCAGACTTCACACGCTCGGGCGCGTTGTTGCGATACTGCTGAAGCCAGCCGATGTTCACGTCCTGAAGCAGCGGGTTCGCGTTGAGATCGGTGTCGGCCGCAACCTTCTCGCCGTTCCAGCCGATCATGACGCGATCGAGTGCCTGGCGAAGGATGATGGAATCGCGCACACGTGCCTGGAAGTCCGGAAACTTCGCCCACGCGTCGAGCTGCTGATAGCGGATGTGGGTGTCGTAGTCCGTCTTCTCGCAGCGGTATTTTTGGTTGTCGAGTGCCGACACGTCGCGCGTCTGTCGTTCGCGCTTGGTCGTGTCCGTGCGGCTCGCGATCGGCCCGGACACGCCCAGGCCGATCTTCTCACCTTCCATTTCCTCGACGCCGTGGATGTTGATCCGGCCGAGGAACGCGCTCGACTCCTGCATCTTGGTTTCGAGCGTTTGCTGCACGCTCGGCGCGACTGAAAACTTCTTCGTCGCGTCGCCGACGCCATTCAGTTCCTGGATGCGGCCAAGAAACCGGTTGTAGAGTTCGCGGGTATCGTTCCGCATGGGTTCTCCGTCTATCGAAAGTGGAATAAGGGCGGGTTAGCAGTCGGTCTGGGCTGCGTTGTCTCTGCCCGTCGACGTCGGCCGCTGCTGCGTGCTGCTGTCGGTGCGCGACAGCTTCGTGACCAGGTCGGTATGTCGCTTGTCGCTGGCCAGCTGCGCCTTCTGCAGATCGGTGAAATTCGCGTTGAACTTCTCGAGCTGCTCAAGCACCTGGCCCTGGCTTTCGGCGAGCGCGACGACCGATTGCGACAGGTCGGAAAAGCGCTGGTCGTCGGTCGCCTCTTTGCGATTCAGCATGCCGCGCACCTTCGAGAACAGCGACTTGCCGGCGTCGCCGGTGCGCGGTGCGTCGTCCTCGATTTCGATGTCGGCTTCGACGGCAGCGCTGAAGAGGTTTTCCGGGCGTTGCTTGCGCGTGTCGAATGCCTTGTGCTTCGCGCTGAAGGCGAGCATCTCGGTGCCGAGGCTCGCCGGGTTGTCGGTGACGGCGAGGCCAACCAGGTACGCCTCGCCAGTGCCGGCGAAGTCGGGGTCGACCTCCATCGACGAATAAACCTTCTGGCGCTGCTCGGTGGTCATTTCGACCAGGTCCTTCGTCGGCGAGAGCTGCGCGAGCAGGCGCAGCTTGCCGTCCTGCTCTTCGGTCTTCAGTGCGATCACGTCACCGTATGCGCGAAACGCGCTGTCCGGATACATGCCGCGAACGTGTTCCATGTTGATGCGCGCGCCGTACGTCTTCGGGTCGTAGCTGCTCGCCATTTGCTCGAGCATCGTGCGATCGATCGTGCGGCCGTCCGTCGTCGCGCCTTCGGTCGCGATCCGGAAAAACTTCGTCTTCTTTGCGTCCTGTGCCATGTGCGAATCCGCTGAGAGGGGGCTGTGTTCAGGGATTCCAGTTTCGGCAGTTCGCCCCACGGTCGCAACGCATGTTGGTTGTGCGCGCAACCGATACAACCGCATGCAGTAGGGCCTACGCGCGCGCGTCGGTAGCCTTGCTGCATGACTGCACTTCCCATCGATTCATCCGACGTTGATCCACGTCGACGCGCACGTGACCTGTACTGGCAGGGGTATCGCATCGCGCGTATCGCCGAGTTGCTCGGCGTGAAGCCGGCCACGCTCTATAGCTGGAAGAAGCGCGACCGATGGGACGAAACAGAGCCGGTCGATCGCGTCAACATGACGATCGAAGCGCAGTTGATCAAACTGGTCACGAAGGAGGCGAAGGAAGGGCGCGACTACAAGGAAATCGACCTGCTGACGCGTCAGCTCGACAGGTTGCGATCGCGCCCGGCGAACGACGCGAAGGTGAGCGAATCCGGGAGCGCGGGCAGCACCCGCCGGTCACGCAGCTCGGACGATCGCAACGCGTTCAGCGAAGAGCAGGCTGCGAAGCTGAACGACGCGTTCCTTGAGTCGATCTTCGACTATCAGCGCACCTGGTACCGGGCCGGCTTCAAAGAGCGAATTCGCAACATCCTCAAGAGCCGGCAGATCGGCGCGACCTGGTACTTCGCGCGCGAGGCGCTGCTCGACGCGTTGAACACGGGGCGCAACCAGATCTTCCTGTCGGCCAGCAAGGCGCAGGCGCACGTGTTCCGCCAGTACATCGTCCAGTTCGCGAAAGATGCGGTTGGCGTCGAGCTGCGAGGTGATCCGATCGTGCTGCCGAACGGGGCGACGCTGTACTTCCTCGGCACGAACGCACGTACCGCGCAGAGCTATCACGGCAACCTGTATTTCGACGAGTACTTCTGGGTGCCGCGCTTCCAGGACCTACGGAAGGTCGCGTCGGGCATGGCGATCCATTCGCAGTGGCGGCAGACGTATTTCTCGACGCCGTCGAGCCTGGCGCACGACGCGTATCCGTTTTGGTCCGGGAAACTGTTCAACCGCGGACGGCCGAAGGATCAGCAGGTATCGATCGACATCTCGAACGCGGCGCTCGCGGCGGGCCGCGCGTGCGGCGATGGTCAGTGGCGGCAGATCGTGACTGTCGAGGACGCCGTGCGCGGCGGCTGCAACCTGTTCGACCTCGAGCGGCTGAAGCTCGAGTACAGCGCTGACGAATACGCGAACCTGCTGCTGTGCCAGTTCATCGACGATTCGCTGTCGGTCTTCCCGCTGTCGACGCTGCAGACCTGCATGGTCGACGCCTGGGAGGTGTGGGACGACTTCAAGCCGCTGTACATGCGCCCATTCGGCGACGAAGAGGTGTGGATCGGCTACGACCCGTCACACACGGGCGACAGCGCTGGCTGCGTGGTCCTGGCGCCGCCGAAGTATCCCGGCGGGAAATTCCGCGTGCTCGAGCGGTTCCAGTGGCACGGCCTGGACTTCGAAGCGCAGGCCGCGCAGATCGAGGCGCTGACCAGGCGCTACCGCGTCACCTACATCGGCATCGACACGACCGGGATCGGGCAGGGCGTCTATCAGCTCGTCACGAAGTTTTTCCCGGCCGCGACGGCGTTCCACTACTCGGTCGAGATCAAGACCGCGCTCGTGATGAAGGCGCAGAACGTGATCCGCAAGGGCCGGCTCGAGTTCGACACGGGCTGGAAGGATCTCGCCGCGTCGTTCATGGCGATCAAGAAAACCATCACGCCCAGCGGCCTGCAGGTCACGTACAAGGCGAGCCGCTCCGAAGAGGCGAGCCACGGCGACCTGGCCTGGGCCTGCATGCACGCGCTCGCGAACGAACCGCTCGAGGGCGCGACGGGCACCAATACCGGATTCATGGAGATTTTTTAATGTCACGCAAGTATCGACGCGGCGCCGGGCGCCGCACGCACGACCGCGCCGAGCCGGCGGCCGACACGACGCCGGCGCCGGCGCCGCGCGCGGAAGCTTTCTCGTTCGGCGATCCGGTCGAGGTGATGGATCGGCGCGAGCTGCTCGAGTATGTTGAATGCATGCGGATGGGGAACTGGTACGAGCCGCCGCTGCCCCTTGACGGGCTCGCGCGCTCGTTCCGGGCGGCGCCCCATCACAGCTCGGCCATCTACGTGAAACGCAACATCCTCGTGCAGTCGTACGTTGAGCATCCGCTACTGTCGCGCGCCGACTTCAGCCGGTTCGTGCTCGAGTACCTGGTCTTCGCGAACAGTTACCTCGAGCTGCGCACGAACCGGCTCGGCACGCCGATGGCGCTGAAGTCGTCGCTGGCGAAATACACGCGCGTTGGCGTCGAGCCGGACGAGTACTGGTTCGTGACGAACGTGCGCGAGCCGCACGCGTTTCCGAAGGGCGCTGTCTATCACCTGTACGAGCCCGACCTGAACCAGGAGATTTACGGGCTGCCCGAATACCTGTCGGCGCTGAACTCGACCTGGCTGAACGAGAGCGCCACGCTGTTCCGCCGGCGCTACTACAAGAACGGCAGTCACGCGGGCTTCATCCTGTACATGACGGACGCGGCCGAGCGGCAGGAGGACGTCGACAATCTGCGTTCGGCGCTGAAGAACGCGAAGGGGCCGGGCAACTTCCGGAACCTGTTCATGTACGCGCCGAAGGGGAAGAAGGACGGCATTCAGCTCCTGCCGATCGGCGAGGTCGCGGCGAAGGACGAGTTCTGGAACATCAAGAAGGTGACGGTCGAGGATCAGCTCGCGGCGCACCGCGTGCCGCCGCAACTGATGGGGATCATCCCGTCGAACGCGGGTGGGTTCGGTGACGTGGAGAAGGCGGCCGGGGTGTTCAACGGCCTGGAGATCGATCCGCTGAAGGCGCGGCTCCGGGAGGTGAACGACTGGCTCGGGATCGAGGTTGTACGGTTCAGGGACTTCGAGCTGCCGAAGGGCTGACGCCCGAGCACACACCTGGCAAAGCAAAGCCGCCGGGCACTTCGGTGCCGGCGGCTTTTTTGCGTCTGGCGCCCTTGCACGGGGCGCGGCGGATTAGAGCGCCTCTGGGCGGCCGCCGCATGGATGCACCCCAAGGGTCGGACCAGCCCGCCGCAGGGCCGTGGCGGGCCGCCTGACGCGCCGGGGCGTCATTCCAAGGGCCGGACCCCTGCCCCTGGGATGACGATTCAGACCCGGCGCGCGCAGTTGTGACCCCGCCCCACCTGCCCGCGAAAACGAACGGTTTTTATGCACTCATGCGCCCGGCGCTCGGGGCCGCCTGGCGCGGGCCGCGCGGCGGTCGGCGGGCCGATTCTTCTATGCAGTTTTATGCGCCTTGGTTATGCAGTCTCGGCGTTTCTTGGCTCGCCCTCGGGTCATCGGCCATAATCGACGACTCACGCGGCGCCGACTTCGTGCGGTAAGAGCCCGCCCCCCAAGTGCCAGCCGGCCGCGCGAGCGGCGTATGGGGAAAGTCGGTGGTCGTGTGAGCCTATCCCCGTTTCATTGTGCGGCCGGCAGCTTTGCCGTCTTGTGAAGCGCGACCCAGTAGTCGGGGAGCTCGTCGTCGGGCACGTTGAAGCGCCGGAGCCACGCTTCGCTCGCGATCGTCGTACTGAGGAGGGGAGCGGTGCTGTTGACCGTGCCATCCTGCAGGCTGTCGATCGTATCGGCGACGATTGGGCGCAGAGCCCGGTTCAGCAGGACATATGCTGCTGGCGGCTCCGGCGGGTGCCCGGCACCAACCGACACGCCGGTTTGAGGTTCCACCCCTGCCTGAATGAGCAGGCCGCCATCGCCGAACGCAGACTTTCGATACCAGTCCGGCGGGAGCACCATTCCGTCTGCTCCGCCGGCGCGGCGGACGAGATCAGCATCGATCGCGGTCAGCCAGTCGACCGTCTTGAGCTTATCGGTCAGGTCACGCACGCACGTGCGCCGTGGGCTTCCGACGTCGAGCCCGGCCCCGTACTGCCGCGCCCAGAAATACTCGCTCGCTTCGTTTGGCTCCCGCCCCATCGGCGGCAGGTTGACCGCGTATCCGCCATGTCCGTGTACTGGCCGCAACCATTCCGCGAACTCGGCGAACAGCCGCTCGAACGCGCCGGGCGCGAGCTGCAGAAAGCTACGCGGCACCGTGAACGACATGACGTCGAGACTGCGCTCAAACTTCGCTTCCCAGTCTTCCAGGCAGAACACGGCGAAATCGTAGAAGCCGGCCGCGAGCTTGTGATCCGCGCTGGTCGTGGTCGACACCAGGGCGGCATTGCTCGGGACGCGCTTCGCCAGGTCGGGAAAGCCGGCGGATTTGTCGAACGCGACGGGAGCCGCGCCCTCGGCGTAGAACCATTGCATTGGGCCGGCCTTCGGCGGATCGCGGCCTTCAGCCTTTGCCAATGCCGTCTCGTATTTCGTGATGACGTCGAGATAGCGGTCGTAACATCGCACGAGCGCCTTGCGTGTCGCCTCCGCGTAACCGTTCCGAAAGTACAGGACGCCGCGCACGACAAACGCAGCGCCTACGATGCCTTTCTGATAGGGCGGCTCGAACAGTCCGTACGGCAGGGTGTCGCGGCGCTTTGGGTCGTTGGCCCATGCGGCCAGTTCGTCTTTCGTCATGGTATTCAGGGGAACGCGAAGCCGGGGACGCCCGGCGGAAGATGCGGGATCGGGGCAGGCATTGCGCGGTTTGACCCGGCTGGACTGACGCCAAAAATCGACTCGACGTCAGATTGCGTTTGCGTCGATCGCGCCGGTTTCTCGTCTGGCTTGTCGTCGCCACATCCACAGTCGGCAGGACGCAGCGTCGCCACCTTTTTGTCGCTGCCGGCGATTCGCACGTATGCCTCCCGTTGACGATCGCCGTACGAATCCTCGAACTTCATTTCGACGACGGTCTTGATATTCGACTGCTCGGGCGGCAGAGCAGGATCGCGCACAATCACGACGTCGGGTCGACGCGTTTGATCCAGCCCCACCTTCTTCCCGTCGCGGTAGCCTTTCATGCCGCCCGGCCAATTATCCCGTATCCAGTCGACGATGGAATCAGGGCGCAGCGGTCTGTCCTCCTCGGTCATGATCGGGACCGGTGGCGCAGGCGGTGTGGGGCTCATGTCGTAACTGACCTCCGGCAGATACTCGGTCGGCCCGCCGAACGTCGCGCGGGACGATTCGTTCAGTGCGTCCAGGCGTTGCGCGACGCATGCTTGTCGGAGCGTCCTCGATCTCCCGCGCTTGTCCACTCTCGTCTGGACGCCGATGCGCGCGCAGGGGCACATCACGCCGCAGAGCACTTCCTTATCCTTGCCTGACAGGCGACCGTCGAGCCCGACGAGGGTCGTGTTGCCGTCGCCCTTGCTCGCACCGGCGGCCGAGCTGCGCGAGTAGTCGGTCATGCCTTCGTGTCCGCGGTGCCTGTCGTGCCCGGCTGGCTGAACGACAGCGACGCGGCCTGTTGTGTGTTCAGCCAATCCGTATGGCCGTTCGCATCCGTCATGCCGTGTATCGTCTGGCCGTCCGTCGACGTCACGGTGTACGGATGGTTTGCGATGGGCCGGCGTGTGTTGTCGTCGACGACCTGGAAGCGTCCGCGATTTGGACCGTCGTTCTGCGCGACTACGCTCTTGCCGCCGCCGACCGGGGCGCCCGCGCCCGACGTCGGCGAGGCGGTTGCCGTGCCTTGGGACGCGATCAGGGTTGCGCCGCATGCGGTCACGTCGCCCTCGGACACGACTGGGCGCCCGTGGAACGTCATGTTCAAACCGGTCTTGACCTTGACGATCGGATACAGGCCGCCGCAGCGCGGACATGAAACCATGTCACCGAGCAGAGCGAGCGCTTTCCCGTCGACAGTGTTGGTCATGTCACTGGCGATAACGCGCCCACCGTGCGAGGTCGTGTCGCCATCCCGAATGAATGCGAAGCCCATGGCAAACCCTATGAAGAAACGGAGTCGCCGACTGTAGCACGCGACGCGCGACCCGCTCCCCTGTTGGGATTGACAGGTTTTTGAGATTGTCAAGCAATAGGAGGGGTGGCGGGCGAACGGGTCGGATTATTTCCGATCACTGCAGTTCTGCGCGGGGGAAGCGCCAATTCTTCGGGCGCGTGGCGCGGCGATGATCTATCAACAAAAAGCCCGCTCAACTGGCGGGCTCTCGGCGGTCTAGACCTGTCAATTTCGGGAGCTGAATAGCTCGACGGGTGTCAGCGAGCGGCGAGTGTCGATCGCACGCTGCTTCCGCTTGGCTTCGCGGGCAACTCGTGTGAGATCTTCCTGGGGCTCGACGATGCGCGAGACTGCGACAGCAAAGTCAGTTTGCTCGGTCAGCAGCCGAGTCGTCAGAGCGTCAAACTGTTCCTTGGTGACGGGGTTCATCGCATAGCTCCTATTGGTGGACGGCTCGTTGGCGCAAAATAAATCTCAAATTCTTGTCCGAATCGAAAAAATGTTTTCGTTTGATCCAGACGAGACCCTCAGACTTCGTGATCACTGCAACGTCGATCGGCCCACCGACGCTTTGCTTGGGAGTTGTCACTCTCTCCTTTAGAGACTCAAGCGTCACGAGCGTTTCCGCGAGGTGAGCCATCTCTTCAAGCGGTAATGCAGATATCACGCTTCTGAGCGGGTGATAGTGCCCTCTTAGAACCTTCCCATACCAGTCGTCCGTGAACGCCTCGCGTGATTGTTCCGCGTCTGCTTCCAGTGTAGGCGGTTCGGCAACGCCGAGACGACCAAGAACCGATCGGGCGAAGTCTAACGCATATTTCCGATACAGAGTGTCGACCGACCCGAAGACATCGAAACCAACCCCTCTCATAAATGCATCGACGGCTGATGTCATCGCGAAAGGGATGATGTTTGAAGGTACCTCGTTTGAAATGGCGCTCTGTTGTTTTACATCATATGCGAGATGGTCGCCCATGAAGCCGGCTACGGAATACTCGATGAGACAGGGGAAGTATTCGAGCTTGCCATAGCCGGCGAAAACGACGCCGGTGGTCGGTAGCAGCGACTCGTAGTTTCGGAAGTAGTACTTGCAGGCGACAGCAACGAAACGATCTAGGTCAATTACGTCCGACAGGCCGCCCTGTTCGAGCCCGCCTAAAACGATGTCCCTGAATCGCTGAGGCGGTGCAGCCAGTGTGCGAGCTGCCGCCTCTCCCAAAGCATCGGTCTTGTAGGGCCTACTGTCGAGTTCAGCCTCTATCGCCAGTAAGGCAGTGGAGGCTTGCGGCGCGCGTTCCGCTGATGGCAGCGCAGCGTCTGAGATCGTCGGGTCGTGACTTTGCATCAAACTCAACAACTGGCCCGCAGCCGTCTGCAGTCCGTCGACGAAAGAATCGTCGCGCACGGTCGTGGAAATTGGGCTGGCCGCCGATTGAAGGAATGAGAAGAAATTCTCGGCGTATTCTTGGACAGAGTCGAACTTGCTGGTTTGTAGGTGGTCGGCGCGATACGCCTTGATTACGACTTCCCACGGCATGCCACAGACGGACGCGGTCCCGAAGATCATTACTCCAACGGGTTCCGTATGGGACAGCTGGAAAATTTTGTTCCCGCCCTTCGAGTACCTCGGCTCCCCCTGACCGTTTGTCGTTGTAACCGCACTGTCAGCTGCAATGACGACCGCATACTTGTTAAGGACCGCGACTTCGCATGTCATCTGATTTCCCCGGGCGTTGGCTTGTGCATTCTTTGATCGGCAGCGTAGCGGTAGCGCATTGATTTCGCAATCGAGATTTGCCGAGGGGACGCGTGTCGCGCGGAACTGTTCCACTGAAATTGTGTGAGCTACAGTGAAATTACAGTTTGGATGAGCTTGGACAGCCCTGATTGATCTTGATTAGCCTTGGTTTTGCTGATTGCGAGTCGTGTAAGGCTTTGATTTTTAAAGGCTCCCGGTGTGCCGGTAAAGCTCCGAAGGCAGGGGTTGCTGGTTCGATCCCAGCCGGGCGCGCCAAATTGCCTGATTCCAGGCGTCGAATTTCCCGATCCGTTTTTCTGAATTCGCTGAAGCGTCGCGTTGCGCACTCGGCCGAGTCCGTGCGGCTTCCGGTGCCGTGGCGTGTCGGCACCCGCTCGCCGCTTCCCGCGCCGTTTCGCCGCCACCCCGTTATGCGAGAATCCCCGCAACGACAACTCCAAGCGTCGATCGCGGCGGCCGTCCGCGCATCGCGCCGACTCTCCCGATGGCAGCCATCCCGTCTCTCCCGGCCGCAGGCGATGCCCGCGCGCTGACCGACGCGCAGCAGGCGCTGCTCACGCGTCTGCTTGCCTATTCCACCGACGACCCGCACGCCGTGCTGCCGTACAGCCGCCGCCTCGCCGAAGCGGAAGGCTGGACGCATGCGCACGCGCTGGCCGTGATCGACGAATACAAGCGCTTCGCGTTCCTCGCGCAGGCGGCCGGACACCCGGTCACGCCGTCGGTCGCGGTCGATGCCGCATGGCATTTCCACCTGCAATACACGGTCGAGTACTGGGACGTGTTCTGCGCCGATGTGCTGCGCGCGCGGCTGCATCACATGCCCGGTACTGGCGCGCCGGACGAAGCCGCCGTGTACGCGCGGCGCTACCAGGACACGCTCGACAGCTATCGCCGCCTGTTCGGCCGCGAGCCGCCCGCGTCGATCTGGCCGCGTCCCGAGTCCCGGCCGGCCGACGCCGGATCGCCGCAGGCGAGGGCGGGGGCAGGCGCCGACAGGCAGGCGGAACCGCCGTCTGCAGCCGGCCCGGCAGCCCGCCGTACCTGGCGCGACCGGCTGCCGAAGGCGGCCGTGTCCGCTGCCGCCGCGAGCGTCATCGCGACGGCCGCATCGGCGCGCGACTTCGACGTCCTGAACTACACGGGACCGCAGTTTCTCGCGTTCTACCTGCCGGTCTGCGTCGTCGCGCTGTTGCTGATCGTCGTGCTGCAGCAGATCGAATACCGCTGCCGGCGCCGACGCGCGCAAGCCGTCTCGTCGGGCCTGACGGCCGAGGAGGCCGCCTATCTCGCGGGCGACGAATCGCGGGCCGTGCAGGTGGCGACGCTGTCGCTCGTCCAGGCAGGCGCGATCGACCTGTCGATGGCCGGGCGGCTGGGCGCGCGCGTGCGCAGCGTCGACCCGATGCGGGGCGGCGCGTATGCGGACGAGTGCCACTGGCTCGCCGCGCAGCCGGACGGCGAGGCCAGCTTCGGCGCGTTCCGTCAACTGCTCGCGCGCCGCGTGTCCGATGCCGCGAACGCGCTGCGCGGGCGTGGCTGGCAGTGGGCGGCGGGCGAGATGCGGGCCGCACGCATGGCCTCGTGCGCGATCGCGCTGGCCGTGCTCGGCACCGGCGCGGCGAAACTCGCGGTCGGATTGAGCCGAGGGCGGCCGGTGCTGCTGCTGGTCATCAGCATGGTGGTGTTTGCCATCGCGTACCGGATCGTCGCGCGGCGCCTGACGGGATTCGGGCGCGGCGGCCTGACGGTCGGTGCGAGAACGGCGCTCGCCGCGCACCGCAGCGCCCGCCGCGACGAGCCCGATTCGCCGGACGCGCTGCTGTGGGCGACCGCGTTGTTCGGCGCGGGCGCGCTGGCCGGCACCGCGTGGGCCGCGCATTCGATGGTGCTGATGGAGCCGCCGCCGGTGCCGCCGGTGGCGGCGCGCAGCGGCGGCTCGTCGGGTTCCACGTACAGCTCGACCGACTCGAACACGAATTGTTCGTCGTCGGGTTCGTGCAGTTCCAGCTCGTGCAGCTCGAGCAGTTGCGGCGGGTGTTCGTCGAGCAGTTGACGCGCGAAGGCCCGCGCGCCGTCGTCAATCGATCGCGGCGTCCGCGAGCGCCGTTTCCGGCGTGCCGGCGCCCGTCTCCATGTCCGCGGTGTCGATGATCGCGACCCAGTCGAACGCGGGCATCGCGCTCAGCTGGTCGGCGGTGGCCGCGTACTCCTGCGCCGACGTGCCCAGGTAGCGCAGCCGGTCCGTCCACTCGGGCCAAGGGCCGGGCGACGTCGTCAGCACGACGCTCAGCAGATCCCGTTCGGCACGCGCCGCGACGATGCGCAGCGCGGCCTGCACGCGTTCGGCGTCGCCGGTGGCGTCGAGGATCAGCACGCCGGGAATCGGCGCATCCCGCGGCGGCAACCGTACGGCCGTGCCTTCGCGTTCGATACACATCCGGTAGGTCTCGCGAACCAGCGGCAGGCGCGCCTGCAGCGCGTCGTGCTTGCGCACGCGTGCCTGCGCGGTACGGGCGATTCGCCGGCGCAGCGCGGGCCGCGTGATCAGGCGGTCGAGCGCGTCGTCCCATGCGTGCGGGGCATCGCCGGCGAGCAGCACGTCGTCGCCGTCGTTCAGTGCGATGCGCAGGGCCGGCCGGTCGCTCGCGACGACGGCGATGCCGGCGGCCGCGAATTCCTGTCGCTGGATCGTGCTGCCCGCGCCGTCGCCGGTATCGGCGAGCGGCATCAGCGCGACATCCCAGTCGAGCACGCGCAATTGCTGCGCGTATGCGCGGTATCCGTCGGGCGCGGGCCGGAACGCCGCCGCCGGATGATGCTCCCAGCCGGCCGGCACCCGCGCGCCGAAGAATTGCACGGCAATGCGGCCGGCATGGCGCTCGCAGAGCGCACGCAGCGAGGCGTCCACCAAGGCGAAATTGGCCGGCAGCAGCGATGCGCCGGCGACGCCGATCGTCACGCTTGCGTTGCTGGATGCCGGCACCGCGCGCAGGAACAGGTCGAGATCGACGCTGTCGGGCAGCACGAACACGTTCGGGTTCCAGGGCAGGTACTGGCGCGCAAGATCCGGCGTCGGGACGATGATCGCGTGCGCGTTGCCGAGCGCAAACGCGATGCCGGTCCACGTCGCGTCGGCCTGCGCCGACGGCCGCACGGCGAGCGGAAGATCGGTCGCGTAGATCACGGGTTTGTCGAACTCGAAGATCGCGCTCAGCGCCGTCAGCGGCAGCAGGCCTGGCGTGTGGCGATCGAGCAGCACGGCGTCGGCTGCGGCGATCGCCGTGCTGTCGGCCAGGCCGCTGACGAGCGCCCAGTCGTCCTCGAGCCGTGCGAACGGCAGCGCGAGGCGGCGTTGCACGGATGCGCCGTCGACCGGATCGATCGCGTAGGCGACAAGGCGCTTCTTCTGCTGCGCGCGCATCGCGCGCGATTCGCAGGGTGCCGGAGCCGTGGCGGCCGGCCGCCGCCCCTGTTCGGCGAGCCGCGCGTACAGTGCGCCGTGCCGTGCGGGCTCCGCATCGGCCGGCAACACGTGTACCGCCGCGTTCACGTGACGATACGTGGCGGCCATTGCGTCCGATCGCACCACCAGTGCATCGGCACGGCGGATCGCGTCGCGCATGGCGGCGAGCCGGCGCGCGCTGCCGGCGATATGCGGATCGTCGAGCGAAAACGCGTCGAGCGGCCGGTCGAGGTCGCAGACGACCGGCTTGCCGAGCGTGAACATCTGCTCGAGCGCGGCGCCCGACAACAGGCTCGGCGCCGCGCCGTGCAGGACGATCACGTCGGCCCGTTGCAGCGCATCGAGGTCGATGCCGTTCGCGCCGACGGGAAAGTCGGCCGTCCATTCGCGCTCGAGCGCGCGGAACGGCGTGGCGAAACGCGTCGTGATGTGCGGATCCGTGGCCGGCTCCACGCACACGACGGCCATGCGCCGCGTCGCGGGCGCGGCCGGTCGCGTGGTGGCCGCGCCGTTCGGGCCGGCGCGCGCATCGAGCGCATCGGCGTGCGCCTGGGTCTTCTCGACGAACTGCCGCAATTGCCGCCAGAACGTCGCCTGTTCTTCCCGATACACGTCGCGCGCCGCGTGCACGGTCGCTTTCGCGTGCGCGATTTCGTGCGGATCGAGCCCCCACGCGATCCCCTTGCCGCCCATCACCCAGCGTTCCGCGGTCGGCATCGACGCGTCGTTCAGGATGCACACGACCGGGCAGCCGCACAGCAGCGCCTCGAAGGCCGCGGTGGACCATTCGTACAGGTACAGGCATTCGACACGGCGAAACAGTTCGGCGAGTTCGTGCGCGGAGCGCTGCACCACGCGTCCCGAGATCTCGATCGACTCGGCCGTCGCGGGATGCAGGCTGCCGCCGCGGCGCAGATGTCGGTTCAGGAACACGGCCGTGCCGCGGCGGGTGGCATCGTCGACGCCGTCGCAGTGGAAGATGCGCGTATCGACGAGCGGCATTCTCAGCAGATCGGCCTGCCATCCGTCGGGAACGATCGATGGCCCGAACGCGATCACGAGATCGGTCGGCGCGAGGTCGATCGGATTGCCGTTGATGCGGCCCGGCTCCGCGAGCAGGTAGCGTGCGACGCAGCGCGCGCCGAGCGGATTGCCTTCGACGATCTCCGGATAGACGGCGATCGGGCTGCGGCCCGCGGCCAGGTGCGCGTGCGCGATCTCCTGCGTCAGCAACGGCGTACGCAGCTCGGGATGGACTTCCGTCGTATGGAGGTAGGCCTCGCAGCCGAGCAGGTTCAGCGCGTGGCACAGGTAGTGCATCGCGCGCACGCCGCCGGACGTCTGCTTGTAGCCGGGGGCGGAGACGTAGTAAGGATGGCCGAGCGGCGCGAAGATGCTGGGCGAATCGTTCATGGAGCGGATGGCACGAGGTGCGATGAAGGTTGGCGGCCGGCCGTTCGCGCCCCGGTCCGGTAGAAGTCGGATACCACCTGAATGACGCGGTCCTGCTCCGCGTCGCTCATCGCGTGGTATAGCGGCAGGCGCACGAGCCGGTCGGCGACGTCATCGGTCACCTGCATGCCGGAGCCGCAACGGCCGTAGCGGCGGCCCGCCGGCGAGCTGTGCAGCGGCACGTAGTGGAACACGGCGAACACGCCCGCATCGCGGATCCGCTCGAGCAGCGCCGTGCGCTCCGCGAGGTCGCGCGCGAGGAAATAGAACAGGTGGCCATTGCCCGCTTCGCTCAGCGGCGTCGCGGGCAGCGTGAGGCGGCCGGCATCGTGCAGCGGCCGCAGCGCATCCTCGTAGCGCTTCACGGTCGCGCGCCGCTGCGCGGTGATCGCGTCCGCATGCTCGAACTGCGCGTACAGGAACGCGGCGATCAGTTCGCCGGGCAGATAGGACGAACCGACGTCGACCCACGTGTACTTGTCGACCTGGCCGCGAAAGAACTGGCTGCGGTTGGTGCCTTTTTCGCGGATGATCTCCGCGCGCTCGACGAGTCGCTCGTCGTTGACGAGCAGCGCGCCGCCTTCGCCGGCGATCACGTTCTTGGTCTCGTGGAAACTGAGGCACGCGAGATGGCCGAGGCTGCCGAGCGGCTTGCCCTTCCAGGTCGACTGGATCGCCTGCGCGGCGTCCTCGACGACCCATAGCCGATAGTCATCGGCCAGGTGCGCGAGCGTGTCCATGTCGCACGACACGCCCGCATAGTGGACGGGGACGATCGCGCGCGTGCGCTCGGTGATCGCGGCGGCAACCAGTCTTTCGTCGAGGTTCAGCGTATCGGGACGGATGTCGACGAACACGGGCGTTGCGCCGCGCAGCGCGAACGCATTGGCGGTCGACACGAACGTATAGGACGGCATGATGACTTCGTCGCCCGGGCCGACGTCGGTGAGGATCGCCGCCATCTCCAGGGCGGCCGTGCACGAGTGCGTGAGCAGCGCGCGATGACAGCCGATGCGCGTTTCCAGCCACTGGTGGCACAGCCTGGTGAATGCCTGGTCGCCGGCGAGCCCGCCCTGTTCGACCGCCTTCGCGATGTAGTAGAGCTCCTTGCCGACGATGAACGGGCGGCCGAACGGAATGCGGTCGAGATTGGGAGGAGCGAACATGGCGGGACTCCGCGAAGGCGTGAAGAGGGGCAACGGGGCCGGTGGCTTGCGCGTGGGCGCTCAGCCATCCTTCCGGACGAGGATCGTGAATTCGTACAGCCCGTAGTCGTGCAGCAGCGCGACGTGGCGCGCGTAGCGGCGCTTGCAGCGATCGAACAGCGCGCACGGATCGGCGTAGTACAGCCGCTCGGGACGCATGTGCGGCGGATCGGAATACGACGTCAGGCAGTTGAACGCGAAGCCGAGACGGCTCGTCGCATGCAGCGTGTCGAGCGTTGCATGGATGTACTCGAGCCACGCGTCGTCGCCGTGGCCGCGATGCACGTTGAAGATGCCCGACGCGATGCCGTAGTCGGCGACCGACGACGGCGTGTCGCCGACGTGGAACGACACGTCGCCGCGATCGCGATAGCGCTGCCGGGCCGCATCGATCATCTCCGGTGAAACGTCGTTGCCCGCATAGGTATGGCCGCGCCCTGCCGCCTGCTCGTCGAGAAAGTCCACCAGCGCGCCGTAGCCGCATCCGAGGTCGTTGATCGAGAAGCCTTCGGCGGCTGGCGCGACGATCTTCGTCAGCTGGGCGAACCGCAGCCGCTGGCCGTCCTCGCCGTTCCAGTCCACGCCGCGCGCGGTCTGGCCATGCTCGGCGAGACGCGCGCTGTAATACGCGGCGACGTCCGCCAGCAGGTTGGAGTGTCGGGAATCGTGCATCGCGCAATCCTCAGTTTCGGCCGGTCACGACATGCCGGCGCGCATCCGGGCCGCAATGAAACAGCACGTCGAGCACCGTCACGCCGTGGACGAACTCGCCCCACAGCTGCGCATACGGCGGATAGTCCGGATAGTCGAACCAGCGCACCGCGACCTGCGCGGCCGTGAACCGGCTTTCGTCGAGATAGTCGCGTGCGGCGGGGCCCGACAGGTATTCGGTCGCACCGGCCTGCAGGCACAGGTTCAGCAGCTTGTCGGTGCGATCGCCTTCCAGCACGTAGTCGGACGACGACGACATGCGCGTGGCGATGCCGAGCTGCCGGTTGATCCAGGTCAGCATCGCGAGATTGAGCGCGCTCAACGTGTCGTGCCGGCCGTGCAGGTAGAGCGCTTCGAGCTCGTCCGCGTAGCGCGAGAAATGCGGCGCGCGCGCGTAGTTCTGCCGCAGCCGCGTCCAGTGCTGTCCGGCCCAGTCCGTGCCGTCGATCTCGGTGTCGCGAATGCTCTGGTGATAGCGGCCCTTCACCCGGACCGGCACGGTCAGCCATTGCACGCCTTGCGGCGTCTTGATCTGGTTGCGGTTGCGCCAGTCGCGCCGCGTGTACTGCGCGTCGTCGTACAGGATGAACTCGTCGGTCGCGGCGATCAGGTCGAAGTAGCCCTTCCACGGGATGTAGTTCGACTGGACGATCGCGATGCGTTTCGGCTGGGCAGTCATGTCGCTCAGGCCGGGATGTGACCGTACCGGTACATGTCGACGAGCTCGGGCGGAATGCCCCAGTCGGTCGCGCCGAGCCGGTCGTGCAGTGCCTCGAGGTCCGCGCGGATCGAGCGTTCGAGCTGCTCGACCATGCGGTTGCGCGCGGGCACGAAGTCGTGCTGGTAAGCGGCGTTGATCTGGTGGCGGATCGTCTTCGCGATCGCCGCCTCGCGCGACAGGTTGCGGATCAGCGGCCGCTCGGGCGCCAGCTCCGCATAGCGCGGATCGATCGGCAGCCCGCGCATCGCGGCGACGAGGTCGCGGCACAGCACGGGCGACAGGTGGAAACCGTCACGCTTGGTGCCGCCGAGAATCCACAGGTCGCGCACGCTGGTTTCGCCGATCAGCGGATACAGGTCGGACGTCGTCGGCCGCCAGCCGACGTTCACGTTGACGAGATTCGCGCGCGAGAACCGCGAGTTGATCTGGTCCATCGCGGATTTGAGCAGCGTGTACGCGCTGCCGGCATGCCCGTGTTCGTGCGGCACCGGGCTGATGTAGTTGCTCGCGCCGACGAGCGTGCGGTCCGGGCCGTAAGGCGCCGAATAGACGCCGCACGCGAGGCCGCGGTTGGTCGTGCGCACGCAGTGCGTATGCACGCTCTCGCTGCTCTGCAGCTCGATCGACATGCCGATCCCGTAGAACAGCCGTTGCACCGGAAGGTCGGGCAGGCTCGCCTGCAGCACGCGCGTCAGGTTCGCGCCGTTGCAGAGCACGAACCGGTCGGCGTCGAGCGTCGCACCGTCGCTCAGGCGCGCACCGGCGACGCGCCCGCCCGCGACGTCGATGCGCTCCACTTCGGCCGACACGAACGTGACGTTGCCGGCCGCGGCCACGCTGGCCTGGAGCGCATCGAGAAACTGTTTCGGGTTCGCCCAGCCTTCGCGCTTCAGATACACCGCGTTCAGCGCGCGAAACTGCGGGAGCGGGTGGTAGTTCGGGATGCCGGCCGGATCGACGGCTTCGCACGGCTCCTCGAACTCGCGGCAAAAGCGCCGCATCGCCGCGAAGTTCTCGTCGTCGAGCGCGTCGGTCGCGGCGTTGTTGAGCACGTAGGTGCCGAAGCCGTGCGCGACCGCGCGATCCGGCGTGCAGATCTCGGCGAATACGTCGGGCCACGCGGCGGTCGCCGCGCGGCTCAGTTCGAACTTGAAGCGGTCGATCGGCGTGCCGAGCGAATCGCCTTCCAGTTCGGTGAACGAGTTGAGCATCGCGGCGGCCGCGCGCGTCGCCGAGCCCGGGCGCTGCGCCGGACCGACGACGACGAGCTCGATGCCCGGCTCGGCGCGCTGCCAGGCACGGGCCGTCATCAGCCCGAGGATGCCGTTGCCGAGGATCGCGATCTTCATGTGCGCACCCCGCCGCCTTCCGGGAAGGTGAGGTAGCACAGCGACGGATACGACTTCGCCTTGTGGATCCGGTGCGGATGCTTGCCGAGCAGCTCGCGCACGTAGTGGATCCCTTCGGCCGGCGTCTGGCCGCCGCGCGTGAGCTGCCAGAACGCGACCACGCCCCCCGGCACGAGGCGCCTCATCACCGTCTCGAACGCCTGCCGGGTGGGCCCCGGCACGTTCAGGTCGAACCACGCGAGCGCGACCGGTTCGCCCGGATGGGCTTCCTCGTAGGCGGCCAGCGTGTCGCGGCAATCGCCTTCCCACACGTGGTGCTTGCCGTTCACGTGGCCCATCGCGTTGTTGCGCTCGTGCAGCGACAGCAGGTTGCGCAGCAGGTCCGCATAGTCGCCGGCGAGCGAGTACGTGCCGTCGGAGAACAGCTTGCGGTCGCGCGAATCGCTGTCGGAGAAGCCCGCGTAGCCGGTGAACGTATCGAACGCGTGAATCCGGCGCTGGAAGTTCAGCGGCTCGAGGATCGCGCGGAAGTTTTCGCACAGCACGGCAGTCTGGCCGCGCCAGGTGCCGAGATCGAGGATCGAGCCCGGCAGCGGCACGATCTGCTCGTAGACCTCGAACGTCGCGAGAATCCGCGCGAGCAGCGAGCCGCGCACGAACAGCCCGAGCGAGCGTTCGAGCTCCTCTTGCGTCGCGGGATAGGTCTGCATCAGGTCGAACAGCTCGCGCCGTGCGGCGAGCTGGTCGTCATTCGAGTTGGAGATGATTGAGGACTCGTGCATACACATGGCTCCAGGCGCTGAGGGGGGAGTCGGAGCATCCCTGGCCGCGTTGCCGGCAAGCGGCTTGCGCCCTGCGCGATCGTCCGCGCGGTGGACGCCTCCAAGTCTGTGCCCGAGTCTATCGGTCCGTGCGCGGATCAAATGCCGGATTAGCGGGCCGTTTTCCCCCGCATTTCGGTGAATGCCGGCACACGCCGGGGCTCGGGCGGCTGGGCTCCGGGCGTCCGGCCGTTGCGGCAAACCGTTGTCGTGCAACGCGCGCAACGGTCACGCGAGGAATCGCCGGGGCGCTTGCCCGGTGCGCCGTGCGCGCGAACCGCGACCTTGATCGTCGTCAAGCCGCCGGCCGCACCGTCACATGAAAAGCGACCAAATCCGCCACCTGCTCCGCCGATTGGAACGGCGGCCCCACGCCGAAAATGCTGGCATGTCGAGGGCCGTCCGCGCGGATGCGATGCCGGCCTCCGCGCGGATGCGCGCTTCGTATCGAACCCACGCTGGCTTACCACGATGACTGATCTCACGCTGTCCGACTCTCCCGTCGCCACGATCGAAGCGGCGCTGGCGCTTCACCAGGCCGACCGGCTCGAAGAGGCCGAGACGCTGTACCGCCGGATCCTCGACACCGATCCGCGGCACGCGGACGCGCTGCACCTGCTCGGCCTGATCGGTCACCAGTACGGGCGTTATCACGAGGCATCCGAACTGATCATGGCCGCGATCGAGATCAAGCCCGACGCGATCTACTACTACAACCTCGGCAACGTGATGCAGGCGCACAACCGCCCGGCCGCGGCCGCCGAGTGCTTCCGTCTCGCGATCGAGCTGCGGCCCGGCTACGTCGACGCCTACAACAACCTCGGCAACGCGCAGCGGCTTGCGGGCAACGCGCGCGGGGCCGTCGACGCGTTCTGCCAGGTGATCGCGTTGCAGCCCGACCACGGGCAGGCGTACAACAACCTGGGCAACGCGCTGCTCGACCTGAACGAGATCCCGGCCGCGCTCGAGGCATACCAGCACGCGGTCGCGCTGCGTCCCGAACTGCCGGAGCCGCGCAGCAACCTGCTGTTCGCGTACCACTACAGCGACGCGTTCGACCCGCACGCGTACCTCGACGAAGCCGCGCGCTTCGATGCGCTCGTCACGCAGCGCGCGCAGCCGTATTCGACGTGGCGGGTCGACCTGGCCGCGCGCATCGGGCGGCCGCTGCGCGTGGGCATCGTGTCGGGCGACCTGAAGGCACACCCGGTCGGCTATTTCATCGAAGGGATGCTCGCGCACCTGAAGCGCGAGCGCGTCGAACTGCATGCGTATCCGACGCGCGACGTCGAGGACGACGTCACCGCGCGGCTCAAGCCGCGCTTCGCATCGTGGACGTCTCTCGCCGGCCTCGACGACGCGGCCGCGGCCGCGCGGATTCGCGACGATGGCATCGACGTGTTGATCGACGCGTCCGGCCACACGATCCATAACCGCCTGCCGCTGTTCGCGTGGAAGCCCGCGCCGCTGCAGGTGAGCTGGCTCGGCTACTTCGCGAGCACCGGCATGCGCGCGATCGACTACGTGCTGGGCGACCGCCACGTGATGCCGGCCGACGAGGCCGCGCATTTCGTCGAACGCGCGTGGCACCTGCCCGACAGCTATCTGTGCTTCACGCCGCCCGCGATCGAGCTCGACGGCGGCCCGTTGCCGATGCTCGCGAACGGCTATCCGACCTTCGGCTATTTCGGCAAGCTCGCGAAGCTCACCGACCGCGTGATCGACGTCTGGTCGCGCGTGCTGCGCGACGTGCCGGACGCACGGCTGTTCGTGAAGGCGCCGCATCTCGACGACCCGCGCGAGCAGGACGCGCTCGCGGCCCGCTTCGCCGCGCACGGCATCGACGCGGCGCGCCTGCTGTTCGAAGGCCGCTCGCCGCGCGACGAATACCTGGCCGCCTACCGGCGCGTCGACCTGATGTTGAGCCCGTTCCCGTACCCGGGCGGCACGACCACGGCCGAAGCGCTGTGGATGGGCGTGCCGGTGCTTGGCCGCCGCGGCGCGCGGTTCCTGTCGCATATCTGCGAAAGCCTGCTGCAGGCGGCGCGCCTGCCCGAATGGATCGCGGACGACGACGATGCGTACGTCGCGAAGGCCGTCGCGTTCGCGCGCAATCCGGCCGAGCTGGCCGTGCTGCGCACGACGCTGCGTGCGCAGGTGCTTGCATCGCCGCTGTGCGATGCGCCCCGCTTCGCGCGTCATTTCGAGGAAGCGCTGCACGCGATGTGGGTGCGCCGCGTCGACGCCGCACCGGGTGCCGCATCATGAACGGCCAGTCCGTCCTCATCACCGGCGGCGCGGGCTTTCTCGGCTCGCATCTGTGCGAGCGGCTCGTCGGCGCCGGCTACGACGTGATGTGCGTCGACAACTTCCACACCGGCAGCAAGCGCAACATCGAACACCTGATCGGCCAGGTCAATTTCGAGGTGATCCGCCACGACGTGTGGCTGCCGCTCTACGTCGAAGCGGACCGCGTGTTCAACATGGCCTGCCCGGCGAGCCCCGTGCACTACCAGAGCGACCCGGTGTCGACGGTGAAGACGGCCGTGCTCGGCGCGATCAACATGCTCGGTCTCGCGAAGCGCTGCGGCGCGCGCATCCTGCAGGCGTCGACGAGCGAGGTATACGGCGACGCGCAGCAGCATCCGCAGCAGGAAAGCTACTGGGGCAACGTGAATCCGAACGGGCTGCGCGCATGCTACGACGAAGGCAAGCGCTGCGCCGAGACGCTGTTCTTCGACTATCACCGCCAGCACGGCGTCGACATCCGCGTGGTGCGGATCTTCAATACCTACGGTCCGCGCATGCGCGTCGACGACGGACGCGTCGTGTCGAACTTCATCATGCAGGCGCTGCGCGGCGAGCCGATCACGCTGTACGGCGACGGCAGCCAGACGCGCTCGTTCTGCTACGTCGACGATCTCGTCGAAGGCCTGTTGCGGATGATGGACCAGGACGACGACACCGGACCGATGAACCTTGGCAACCCGAGCGAGATCACGATCCGCGAGCTGGCTGAATGCGTGCTGCGGCTCACCGGCTCGAAAAGCCGCATCGAATATCGCCCGCTGCCGGCCGACGATCCGCTGCAGCGCCGTCCCGACATCGGCCGCGCGCGTCAGCGCCTCGACTGGCAGCCCGGCATCGCGCTCGAGGATGGCCTGAAGGAGACGATCGCCCATTTCCGCAAACTGGTGAATGCATGAGCCACGATCTGATCGACGCCCCCTGCCCCGTCTGCGCGCACACCGTTGCCGCGCCGTTCTTCCCGGCCGGCGAGCGCACGCTCGCGACGCTCGCGTGGCCCGCGTCCGCCGAGGCGGCGCGCGAGCTGCCGCGCCATGCGCTCGATTTCGTCCAGTGCCCGCGGTGTTCGCACGTGTGGAACCACCGGTTCAGCTACGACGCGATTCCGTACCAGCGCAACCCGAACCGGATGTTCAACAGCGGCGGGATCTGGAAAGGCCATCTCGCGGCCACGCGCGACCTGCTGCTCGGCGCGCTGCCGGCCGAGCCGACGGTCGTCGAGATCGGCTGCGGCGAAGGTCATTTCGTGCGCGGCCTCGCACAGGCGAGCCGCGGCGGCCGCTTCGCGGGCTTCGATCCGAACGCGAGCGCGGGCACCGGCAACGGCATCGAATTCCACGCGCGGCTGTTCGCACCGCTGGCCGACATGCCCGCGTTCCGCCCCGACGCGATCGTGATCCGGCACGTGCTCGAACACCTGACCGAACCGGCGAAGCTCGTCGAGCAGCTCGCATGGGGCGCGGCGCGCCAGCCGAACGCGTGCTGGCTGTTCGCGGAAGTGCCGTGCATCGATCGCGTGTTCGAGACGGATCGCCTCGCCGACTTCTTCTACGAGCACGTATCGCAGTTCACGACGGAGTCGTTCCGCACGCTGATGGCGCGCGCCGGCGAGATCGTGACGCTCGCGCACGGCTACGACGGCGAAGTCGTCCATGCGCTGGTGCGGCTCGGCGTGCCCGAGCACGCGCGCACGCGCGCCGACGCGTCGCTGCAGTTCGCGGCGCGCTCGGTCGGGAACCGCGCGGCGATCGCCGGCCAGCTCGCGAAACTCGCCGAATCGGGGCAGCGCGTCGCGATCTGGGGCGGCACGGGCAAGGCCGCCGCGTTCATCCATCACTTCGATGCCGACGCGGCGCGCTTCCCGCTCGTCGTCGATTCCGATCCCGACAAGGTCGGCACGTATGTGCCGGGCACCGGCCAGAAGATCGAATTCCGCGACGCGCTGAAGGCGGCGCCGGCCGACGTGGTCATCATTCCGACGCAATGGCGCGCGCGCGACATCGTCGCCGAGATGTCGCGCGAAGGGATCGCCGCCGCGGCCGTGATGATCGAGCACGACGGCCGACTGATCGACTTCGGGCGCGAACCGCATCCGTATTGAGCGGCGCGCAATGGAGCCGATCGAACTGCAACTGCGGGCGGCGCTCGCGCATCACGAGGCCGGCCGTCTCGCGCAAGCGAAGACGCTGTACGACGCGATCCTGCACGCGCAGCCCGGACAGCCGGACGCGATG